AGAAAGAGATATGTGCGCTAGTCAAATAACAAACATTAACAAGTGGATTGAGAACAGTAAGGCAGGTAAATAATGGAAGTTGGAAACATTGTAAAACTCCGTAATGGAACATTATGTGATGTAGTTTATGAAACACAATTCGGTAAATGGTTATTAGTCGAAAAGACTGAAACAGAAGAACCGCCATTCTCTCACTGGCATAATGCCAATGGTACATTCTATGCTGATGATGAAAGTCAGTTAGATGTAGTAGAAGTGATTAACTTAAACTAAAAAAATATAAAGGATTTCCCTATGTCGGACGTGAAAGAGAAATCCACGTCTAAAGGCGTGGTGAAATTAACCCCTAAGCAAGAAAAGTTTTGTCAGTTATATATTGAGCTTGGTAATGCAAGTGAGGCATATAGACAATCTTACAATGCTGAAAATATGAAAACTGAAACCATTAATACAAGAGCTAAGGAAATGCTTAAAAAAGGTCCAATTAAGGTCCGTATTAATGAGCTGCAAGAATACCACTTAAAACGACATAGCGTTACAGTCGATAATATTATCGCAGACTTGCAAGAGTTGAGAGATATTTGCATGGGGCGCAAGTCGGTTGTAATGACAGATACAATCAAAAACGCACAAGAGGGCAAAATTGATACTGTTAACAATCAAATGTTTGTCTTTGAGCCGACAAGTGCAAATAAAGCCTTAGAGTTATTAGGTAAGCATTTGGGTATGTTTAAAGATAAATTAGATGTAACCACTGGCGATAAACCACTGCCAACAGTAATCAATGTGACATTTAGCGATGAGCCTTGATATTAAATTCCCGACAAAGTTTAGAGCGCTATTCGAAGATATGTGGCGTTTTATTATCTTCTATGGTGGCCGTGGTTCTGGTAAGAGCTTCAATATAGCGAGAGCGTTAATTATTAGAGCTTATCACAATCCAACACGAGTACTTTGTTGTCGTGAAATTCAAAAGTCTATATCTGATTCTGTCATTCAGATGTTAATTGACCAAATAGAAAGATTAGAACTTCAAAACTTCTTTGAGGTGCAGAAAACTCAAATCATCGGTCAAAATGGTTCAAGATTTACATTCGCAGGGCTTAAAACAAACATTACTTCAATCAAATCAATGACGGGTATTGATGTTGTTTGGGTTGAAGAGGGTGAGAATGTATCGAAAGAAAGCTGGGATGTATTGATTCCAACTATTCGAGAAGATAAGTCTCAAATTATTGTCAGTTTTAACCCTAAAAACATTCTAGACGACACTTATCAGCGATTCGTAATTAATCCGCCAGAAAGATGTTCTTCTGTGTTGGTTAATTGGCAAGATAACCCGTATTTTCCAAAAGAGCTAATGGAAGATATGGAGCAAATGCGAGAACGTGACTACGAGCTTTATAGACATGTTTACGAGGGTGAGCCAGTAGCTGATTCGGATATGGCGATTATTAAGCCTTTATGGATTGATGCGGCGGTAGATGCTCATATTAAACTTGGTTTCACTGGTAATGGATTAAAAAAAGTCGGCTTTGACGTAGCAGATGAGGGCGTGGATAGTAACGCTAATGCATTTACACACGGTTCAGTCGTCCTTGATGTTGATGTTTGGAAAAATGGCGATGTTATTGATTCAGCCAATCGAACAAATCAAAGTGCGGTCAATTTCGGTGCTGATTTAATTATTTTCGATAGTATCGGTGTTGGCGCGGGTGTAAAAGCTCACTTCAAGCGGTTGCCTAAAACTATTCAAGTTGAGGGATTTAATGCTGGCGGCTCTGTAGCTTATCCAGAGCGTGAATATATCAAAGGTAAGAAAAACCAAGATATGTTCTCGAATATTAAAGCTCAAGCTTGGTGGTCGTTACGTGATAGATTTTATAAAACATATCGAGCAATTAAGCACGGTGATGTTTATCCTGATGATGAATTAATTAGTCTATCAAGCAATATCAAAGAGCTTGAATATCTTAAAGCTGAACTATCTCGCCCTAGAGTTGATTATGATAACAATGGACGGGTTAAAGTCGAAAGTAAAAAGGATATGCGAAAACGTGGCATACCGTCACCAAACATGGCTGATGCGTTAGTGATGTGTTACGCACCAACAAAACCAAAATCATTATTGGATTTATAGATTATGAAATTTTTTGACGGAATAGCATCGTTAGCGTTAAAGCTTGGATTAAAGCAAGAGCAGACTAATTATGTTGCTAGTTCAATGCTAACTGAGAAACGTGACGAATTAGAAGCCTTATGGCGTGAGAATTGGATTGCAAATAAAATTTGTATCAAGCGCCCAGAAGATATGACAAGGGCATGGCGTGATGTATTCTCTAACGACCTTGATTCGGAACAATTAGATGCTTTCACTAAATACGAGCGAAGAATTAAACTTCGTGAAACGCTAACTAAGGCTTTGCAGTGGTCAAGCCTTTACGGTTCGATTGGTTTATTGATTGTTACCGATGCAACAAACTTAAATACGCCATTAAGACCGACTGAAAAGCTAAAAAGATTGATTATTTTACCTAAGTGGAAAATTAGCACAACAGGCGAAAGAGAAACGGATTTAACCGATCCTAATTTCGGTAAATACAAAGCTCATTCAATTAGTAGCGATGGCGAGCCTTTAATCGTTCATCATTCAAGATTACTGATTATGAACGCTAATGATGCTCCGTTATCTGATAACGGCATTTGGGGTATCTCAGACCTAGAGAAGATTATTGATGCACTAAAACGCTTTGATATTGCTTCCGCTAACGTTGGCGACCTTATTTTTGAAAGCAAGATTGACATTTTCAAGATTGAGGGATTAACCGACAAGATTGCAAGTGGTTTTGAAAATGAAGTAGCAAATATCATCGGTGCGGTACAGGCGATTAAATCATCGACTAACAGCTTATTGCTGGATAAAGAAAACGAATACGACCGCAAAGAACTCTCGTTTGGTGGATTAAAAGACCTTATCACCGAGTTTCGTAATGCGGTAGCTGGTGCAGCAGATATGCCAGTCACAATTCTATTTGGTCAGTCTGTTTCTGGTTTAGCTAGTGGCGATGAAGATATTCAAAACTACCACGAGTCAATCCATAGATTGCAAGAGGCGAGATTAAGACCTGTCTTAGAGGTAATCGACACTCTAATTTGTAATGAGTTATTTGGTGGCGTTCCTGACGATTGGTGGTTTGAATTCTTGCCTTTAACCGTTGTTAAACAAGAGCAACAGATTGATATGCTGAACACATTCGCAACTGCAACTAATACGCTAATTCAGAATGGTATCGTGACAGAACAGCAAGTAGCGAATGAACTACGAGAAAGCGGACTGTTTGCCAATATCTCGGATGATGACATTGAGGACATGAATAATGCTGATGAACTTGCCAGAGATTTTGAAGAACCAAAAGACGAAAGCGAAGAAGTTCAAAACGCTGAAAGTGAGCAAGAGAACGGAGCTGTGGTATAGAACCGAACTCAAGCGACAAGTTAAAGAAATGACTGATTCAGTTGAAAGAGCCTTAGAAAAACCTAATGGCTCTTTTTTTATGGACGATTTCAGTGGTTTTCTTGCGGTTGGCGTTAAGACTCTGCTTAAGGTATTGGAGCAGTTTGAAAAGAAAGACCATTCAGCGGATGATGAAAAAATCGCACAAGGCTTTGTTAATCGAGGAAATATCCAAAATCAACAGGAAGTATCAAAGAACTTAAAAAATCAAACTGGGATTGATTTAAGTGCGTATTTAGGCAATAGCCCACGCATAGCTGAAAAAGTTAATGCGATGACAACTGCTAATGTTCAACTAATCAAGTCTATTCGTTCTCAATATCTCGATAAGGTGCAAAATGCAGTCACGCAATCTTTAGTGAATGGAACACTAAATAAAGACTTGGTACAACAAATTAAAGACATCGGTAAAACGACCGAGAAAAGAGCGATATTTATTGCTCGTGACCAATCTTCAAAGCTCAACGCTGCGCTAACGCAAGCAAGGCACGAAGATGTAGGGATTACAAAATACACTTGGAGTACATCGGGCGATGAGCGAGTGCGTGAAAGCCACGCAGAAAAAGACGGGCAAGTATTTGAATATGCTAATCCGCCAGCAGATACAGGACACCCTGGACACGATTTTAATTGTAGATGCGTTGCCATTCCTTATCTTGGTGATGTGCTTAAATCAAAATAATTTGAATGAGGTGTAAATGCAATTTACAGACAAAACAACACAAGCAAAAACACAGCGGATTATCACTAAAGACGGCTTTTTAGTAGTGCCAGCGACAATTTCTAAAGTTGGTGTTTTTGATTATCTAGCCTCTGAATTAGGTTTAAAAGAGGACGGAATAAAAAAGGTCGCACGAACAGAAAAATCACTATTTTCTGATGAGACTATTGAGAGCTTTGAGAACGCAACGCTCACAATCGGGCATCCAGAGCAAGGCGTAAACGCTAAGAACTGGAAAGAGCTATCCGTTGGTGTTGTGCGTAATGTTAAGCGAGTAGGTGATGAGCTAACTGCTGAGGCTTGGATTTATGATGAACAAGCTATTAAAACCGTACAAGAACACGGTGTAGAACAGCTATCTTGCGGTTATGACTGCAATATTATCCAGTCAAGCGTTAAAGATGCAGATTTTGAGATGTCTCCGATGATCGGAAACCACGTGGCGATTGTGGCAAAGGGTCGCTGCGGTGGAACTGTAAAACTTGCCGATGAGGAAAAGACCGTTATGGGAAAAACCGCTAAATTCCTCGATGCGTTTTTAGGTGCATTCGGCATCAAATTGTCCGATGAGCAGAAAAAACAAATCGAAGAAGATGAAGAAACTGGCAAAGAGGGTGAGAAAGCGCAAAAAGCTGAGAAACCAACTGAACCAAAAGAAAAACAATCTGAACCCGAAGATAAAAAGGAAGAAGAAGTGAACAAAGAAGAGTTTGAAAAACAACTTAAAGCCAAAGATGCAGAAATTCAAGCATTGAAAGATGCACAGGCAAAACGTGATGCAGAATTAGCACAAGCGGCAATGTTGGCTGATGCACAATCTGTATTCAAAGATGTGAAATTCGCAGATAAAGCAAGCGTTCGTGAAATTCAAGAGAGCGTTATTGTTGCTCAAGGTATTTTTGATAAAGACGCAGCAGCTAAATTATCAGATGCAGAAATTTCTGGTGCGTATCAAGTCGCTAAAGCGGTTACTGCTAAATTAGCTGATGAACGCAAATCTTTAGGTAACATCTTGTTAGGTGATTCGAAAACTGAAACAGCACCTAAATTAGACTTCAACAAAACTTACAATCAATAGGGGGGGAATGAATAATGGGTTACGCTTACGAACAAGCTCCAGCAAAAGCTGGTGAATTAGGCAAAGGCAACTTTGCGAGTGCAAAAACAAGTGCAGAAAAAGTAACTGGCAAAGTAAAAGCTGGTGATTTTGTAGCATTAAATCCTGATGGCGGTGTAAAAGCGTTAGCGGCTAAAACTGATGTATTAGCTGGCGTAGTATTTGCAAGCACTATCCGTGATGAATGGAATGAGGGTGAGCTTTGCGATGTAATGCATATTGCAGCAGGTGATGCGGTATGGGTAAACGTTGCAACCGGTAAAGCTGTTACACGTGGCAAAAAAGTCTATGTATTAACCGCAGGTGGTGACGGTAAAGTTGGTGCGATTCAAGGCGAAACCGATGCAAACGGAATCGAAACTCCATACACCGTAATTGATGTTAAAGGTCAATTAGCGTTAATTTCTAAATTATAAGGGGCTAAATAGATGTCTTTATTAACTTATGTACAAAACGGTTTAACTGCTGTTAGCAAAGAAATCGCAGAAACCAAATATAATGAAATTGTGTTTCCACAATTCGTATATGTTGACCAACAAACAGCGGTCGGCATTACTGAAAAATTACACTATGGCGCAGATGAACACGGTTCTTTAGATGATGGCTTAATCACCACTGGCACAAGCACTTTAGACCAGGTTGAGGTTGGCTTTACATCTAAGCGCTCTTATATCGTGCAATGGGCTAAATCTGTTACATGGACTAAACCAGAGATTGAGCAAGGCCAATTGTTAGGCTTAAAACTCAACACAGCGAAAATCATGGCGTTAAACAAAAACGCTCAACAAACTTTACAAAAAGTAGCATTCTTGGGCCATGCGAAAGATGGTCGTTTAACTGGTTTATTAAACTCTAAAGATGTTGCAGTTCACACCTTAAAAGGTGCGGCGGCAGGTGCGAAAGTGCAAGCAATGGACTTCGACAAGATAGTGGCATTCTTCAAAGAAATGTTCTTAGCTGGCTTAGAGCGCACAAAACACATTGAAGCACCAAATACATTCGCTATTGATGCGATGGATTTAGCACATCTTGCTTTAACTCAACGCGCGAACACTGATACAACTGCGTTAGAGTTCTTAACTGAGAAATTATCTGCTGCGGCTGGTCGTGACGTGGTTATCAAAGCGTTGCCGTCTGACTTCTGTACTCGTGTAACTAATGGCAAAACACGTGCGATTGTTTATGTAAACAGCAAAGAACACGTAGTCTTTGATGTGCCGATGACTCCAACTGTGTTAGAAGCAAAAGAAAAAGGTTTATTAGCTTACGAATCAGGCTTACGCATGGCATTCGGTGGCGTTACCTTTATCGAGCCGGAATCTGCTCTTTATGTAGATTACTAGGAGGAATAAATGCCAACAATAAACGATTTTCGTGAACGTTATCCAGAATTTAAAGAGGTCGATGGTTTCCGCATTGACCTTTTTTTATTGGATGCACAGCAAGAAATCAGCCAAGCACGATGGGGGCGACTTTTCGAGCGTGGAGTGTTGGCATTAGCTGCTCATTTGCTCCGTCTTTCTCTTTGGGCGACAGAGGGTAACGGTGGAGCAAATCGCAATGTAGCGAGCGAGTCGGCAGGGGAGCTTTCTGTTGGCTATGCTGTACCGACAATCACTGGTACAGATGCAGATTATCAATTAACTGCATACGGTCAAGAATACTTACGCTTGCGTAAGCTCGTTGGGATAGGTGTGATGGTGGCTTAATGACTGTTCAAGTTACAGGTAATCTTGCGAAATTCAAACAGCTTATCGAACAACTAAAAGCAAGTGGCGAAAAGGCTGTGTATGTTGGTTTTCCTGCTGAGTTTAATGAGAAAGTAGATGGTTCAGATAACTTTAATCTAGCCTCTTTAGCAGCGGTGTTGGAGTTCGGGAATGAAAACATCCCGTCTCGTCCGTTTCTTCGTCAAACATTGGCAGAAAATCAAGAAAAATATACAGCATTATTTGTAAAACTGTTTGAAAGCGGTATTTCAATAGACCAAATCTATGAACAAATCGCTTTAATTGCTCAAGGTGATGTTCAGCAGAATATCGTTAATGGCGGTTGGGTAGAAAACGATGACTCAACCAAAATAGCATGGAGACTTAAGGATATTAAAGATCCTAAACGCAGGAAAGAACTTAGAGCAACATTAGATCCAAGTAGCGTTAAGAAAAAGCCGCTCATATGGAATGGACACTTGCGTGATTCTGTAAAAGGTATAGTCAAATGAGCTTAATTAATCAATTTCCTCGCTTTTTAAATAGCAAGTTCAGTCAGAAAGTAGTCGTAAAACATCTACAAGGCGAACATTCAGCTATTGATTATAAGGCGAAGTATATTGAGGAAAAAGTCACTGCGATAGTGATGCCAACATCGCCTAACGATGTTCAATTCTTGCCAGAGGGTGAGCGGTTTCTGCCAAGCATTAAAATCTACACAGTTAAGCCTTTGAATATAGGTGATTTGGTAGATTATCTTGGCGAAACTTACAAAATCAAAACAGTGGGTAATTGGAAAGACTATGGATACTACAACAATATCGGCATTCGACATAGCCAAACTGCGAAAGTGGATTCAAGAGGCTTTGAAGTTACCTAAAGATGCTGTAATCGGTGGCTGGTTGCCGGAAAATCCCCTGCCTGCGTTTATTACGATGGATGTATTAAATACCAACGAAATCGGGCAGGCGACACGAGAATTTGACGGTAAACGAGAACGCATTAGACAGTCAATGCAAAGCACGGTCAGTGTTTCTTGTTTTGGTCGTAATTCACTCGCTCAAAGCTACAAATTAAAAGCTATTTTCCAAAGTTCAGCGTTTCTTTCCTTTCTTAAATCAAACCATTGGGGTGTTATCCGTTTTTCTGATGTCCGTAATCTAACCGCTACGGTTGGTGCAGACTATGAAGAGCGTGGGCAATTTGATGTTGTATTTAGTCATCATCACATTGTAGATACTCCGTTAGATCCGATTGAGAGAGTTGAGCAACGGACGAATAACAAATCACAAGATATAGGAGCATAAGCCAAATGGCATTATCAATCTCTAATATTGTAAACGTGCAATTAAACACAGTTCCGAAGTCTGCTGCTCGCAAATCATTCGGTACAGTTGCACTTTTCACACCAGAGGCAGGTCAAGCATTTAATGATGCGACTACACGCTATGTGTATGTTGAAAATCAAAAAGATGTTGAGGCTCTATTTGGTACAAATTCAGAAACAGCAAAAGCGGCTCAACCGTTCTTTGCTCAAAGTCCACGTGCTAAACAGTTGATCATTGCACGTTGGCAGAAAGAACAAGCAACCATCGAGGCAACTAAAAACGCCTTACGTGGTGCGACACTTTCAGATGATTTAGAAACCTTTAAATCAATCACAAATGGTGGATTCACTATCACAGTCGGGTCAGCTGCTAAAGCTGTGGAGGGTTTAGATTTCTCACGCTCTGCTGACTTTAATGCGGTGGCGACAAAGATCAAAGAGAAATTAACCACATTGCAAGTAGCTGCTGATGTTACTTATGATGAAACAGGTAATCGCTTTATTATCTCTGCCAGTGCAGCAGGTGAAAACGCTGAAACATTAATCTACTACGCAACAAAAGAGAGTGGTGCAGGTGATTATATTGGCGGTTTATTGAAACTAGAAGATGGTCAAGCTACACGAGTCATTGGTAAAAACCAAGTTCAAGTTAAAGCCGAGAAAGTAGAAGAGGCATTATTCAATGTTTCAGAAGTAGAAAATAGCTGGTACGGTTTCACTTTCGCAGCACAATTAACTGATTCTCAAATCGAGGCGGCTGCTAAATACGCTCAAGCTAATGACAAGCTATTCGGCGCTAGCGTAATCAAGACTGAGCATATTGAATGGTCAGCATCTAACGTATTTAAAAAATTGTATGACGCTCAATTAGACCATACTTTAGCAATCTTCGACAAAAACGATTTATACCCAGCATCTTCTGCGTTGGCTCGTTTATTATCTGTAAACTTTGCGGCTAACAACTCAACGCTTACACTTAAGTTTAAACAACAACCAACAATCACAGCAGATGAAATCACTGCGACAGAATTCGCAAAAGCAAAACGCTTAGGGATTAACGTTTACACTTATTTTGATGATGCCGCAATGATTGCTGAGGGTACAGTAATCGGTGGTAAATTCGCTGATGAAATCGTTATCCTTGACTGGTTTAAAGATGCGGTACAAAAAGAAGTATTTGCTCGTTTATACAAATCACCGACTAAAATTCCTTTAACCGACAAAGGTCAAGCAATCTTAATCTCTGCGGTTGAGAAAGTTTGCTTAGAGGGTATCAATAACGGTGCTTTCGCTCCTGGTAAATGGACTGGTGATAGTTTCGGTAATCTGAAAACAGGCGACTACTTGGAGAAAGGTTATTACATCTGGGCGGCTCCAATGGATACGCTTTCAGATAGCGACCGTGAGCAACGTAGAGCAACACCAATTCAGGTGGCTGTGAAGTTAGCTGGTGCAATCCATTCAAGCGATGTGATTGTGAACTACAACCGATAATTAATAGGGCTGGATAATCCAGCCTTTTCTTTTTAAGAGGAAATATAAATGGCAGTTTTCGATCCAAAACAAGTAGTGGTACTTCTTGACGGTAAAGAAATCTCTGATTGGGCTGACGGTTCAGACGTAATTAGTGCTGTAAATCAAGTTGATGCTGGTCAGTTGGTTATCGGTGCGAACGGTACAGGCGTATTCATCGCTAATCCAGATAATTCAGGCAAGCTAACACTTAAAATCAAACAGCATTCTGCGGATAACGCTTACTTATCTAAGCTGTTCAATCAGCAAAAATCAAGCATTAAAACATTCTTACCTATTACTTTATCAATTCGTGACTTAATTAACGATGATGTAGTGACAGCAAGCAAAGGTTATTTTACTACTCCAGCACAATACGTTCGTGGTAACGGCCACAATGCCGAGACTTGGACGATTGTTTTTGAACAAATGACAATGAACTTAGAAAAAGGCGTTGAATAATGGAACAGGTTAAGCAATTCACTATCGAAGATGTGACTTACACAATGACACCAGCCAATGCGATGGCTGCGTGGACTGCGTTAAAAAATGCGATGAAGTTACTTCAGTCAGTTGATTTATCCGCTCTAGGTGATAGCAAAAAACTAGGTGCAGGCATTTTAACGACTGTATTGGCTAATTTAGGCGAGCCAAGCGTAAAAGAGCTAGAGAATATCGTATTAACTCACACAGCTTGCGAACAAGATGGTCAAAAATACCGTTTATCAGAACGTTTTGATAGTCATTTTAATAAACACCGTGGGCATTTAATCACCGTTTTAAAAGAGGGATTAACCTATCAGTTCGCTGATTTTTTTATCGGTGGGGGTGGATTGCTAGCCAATATTCAGGGCAAACTCAAAGCGTAGAAAGACAATCAGAAAATAGAGTTGATTGGTTTGTTTTTACGCCAATAGTTAAAAAGTTCTGTACATTGCACGAATTAAGATCTGTTTATTCAATAGCAGATCTTCTTTCTTTCCACGAAGTGATAGTGGAATTAAATCAAATGGAGCAAAGCAAAGATGCTATTAGATGAGTTACTGATAAAAGTCGGTATAGAGGCCGATAGCCAAGCGATGCAAGAGTTTGAGCAATTCCTTGATACGGTTGGAAGTGGTACTGAAAGTGCGGTTGAGGGGCTTGGCGAGCTATCTAAAACCATTGAAAACACGGTTAATACCGATGCAGTGAAAGATGGCGCTGATGCTATTGATGACTTAAAAGGCAATATTGATAATCTTTGGGCGACAAAGTTCGGGGCTGATGGACTGGCTCAGAAATTTAAGTCACTAGGTATCGTCATTAACAAAACTACGCTTGCAGTAGTGGCACTTGGCGCAGCGTTCTACGGTGCAACGGTAGGCGTTAAAAACTTTGTAGATGGAAACCTTGATGCGTTAGACGAGATTAAACAACTATCTAATGTGACAGGCGAGGCGGCAGATAAAATCTATCTGCTAGGCAAGGTTGCAGAAGTAAACGGTTCATCTGCTCAAGCGGCTCAATCATCAATCGAGGGGTTATCTCGAACAATCGGTGAGGCTGCGGCTGGAATTGGTCGTGGAGCCAAGACTTTTGAGCAGTACGGATTAAGTGCTAAGAAAGCCAATGGCGAAATAAAATCATCTAGCGAACTATTCGGTGAAATATCCGAAAAAATGCAACAGATGAGCGACCAAGAGCAAATAGCAATGCTTGCTAAGTTAGGCATTGATGGCTCAATGATTCAAACGCTTCGATTAGGTAACGATGAATTAGCTGAACAGATTGCTCTAGCAGAAGCCTTAACACTTGGTGTTGGTAACGCAGAAAACGCAGAGAAAGCGGCAGCATTTAAAGATGCTTTAACGCAAGTTTCTCAAGTGTTTATTGCTATCGGTGAATATGTTTCATTGCGTATATCACCGTCAATACAGCGATTAGCTGAACGCTTTACAAAATGGTTCACCGAGAATAATAACTTCATCAAGGCGATTTTAAATGGGCTTGGTCGAGTATTCTCGTTCTTGTTTGAATTAGCTGGTGCGATAGATAACATTATCGAAAGCACGGTAGGCTGGAAAGCGGTTATTATTACGCTTGGCGGTCTGTTGCTGTGGTTTAGCCGAAGAATGTTACTAGCCTTTGCGACAAATCCTATCACCTTAGCAATTGCGGCAATAGCAGGGCTAATCCTAATTATTGATGACTTTATCACTTGGTTACAAGGTGGCGATGCTGAATTTGCCGACTTCTATCAGTCATGTGCTGACGGGTTGCAGTGGATTGAAGATAAATGGGGCGAACTTTCAGATTGGATTAAAGCAAAATGGGGCGAGGCTATCGCTTGGGTAACAAGTAAATGGAATGCCTTTACTGCAACATTTAGCATAGACAACCTTAAAAAAGTATTTGAAAGCGTTAAGCAGACCATTATTGACAAGTTTAAAGCTGCGTTTGGTTGGGCTATCGACCTATGGAATAGTATCGTAGCTAAGATTGGTGGCGAGCCGATTAATATCCAAGCCAATGTATCTACTCAAGGTGTGCGACAAGCTGGATTAGGCGTGGCAGATTTAGCCTTAAATGCAGGTGTTTACGCAAAAGCCTCAGAGGTTTCTGCTGGTGGTGTCGGTGGTGCTTCTAACTCTGATAACAGTGTTAAGAATAGCAACAATAAAATCACTATCACGCAACATATTCAAGGCGTAGATAATCCTAAGGCTGTGGCAGACCAATCAGCACGAGCAATCAATAACCAACTTTCACCAGTTATAGGATAGTAAAGCATGTTTAATTTTGCTCAAGTATCAAGCAGAAGTATAGGCACGATAACGTTTGACGTGGTTACAACGGAAGATCACCAATCAGACCTTTCAATCACAGAAAATCCAATCGAGTCAGGCGCAGCAATAGCCGACCACGCTGTAGTTCAACCAAAACAGGTTACGATTAACGGAATTATGGTTGACCACGACCACGGAACGTTTGGTATCAATTCGCCCTATATTGGGAATATTCGTGGCGTTGTTGATTTTCTAAATAACTTCCCATTCCCCATTCCTGTAATAACTCAAACATCTCAAACAATCGCAAGGGCTGGCAGAGTAATCAGCCAAGCGGCTGGAGTTTACAGTCAAGTAAAAGGCGTAGTAAATCAGGTGCGAGCAATTGCACCTTTTTTGCCAGACTTTGGACTTGGTGGCTTGTTAGATAGCGGAGTAGGCGACAGCCGAGTGCAGAAATGTTATGCGGATTTAATCGCTTGCCAAAAATCAGGCGAAACAATCGAGATACAAACAGGGATTCACCTATACGAAGATATGATGATCCAATCAATCTCGGTTAATCAATCACAAGATGGCAGTGCAACCTTTACGATAACCGCAAGAGAAATCTTTATTGTAAATACTCAAACCACACAAAGCTCACAATCTAGCGGAAGTTCAAACGGTAAAGGTGGAAATAAAACATCAACCATCGGAAAAACAAAAAGCGGTCGTGCTGCGGTGCAATCTGCATCGAAAACACAGCAAGGCACAACAAGACCGGCTAACGCAGAGCCAAGAAAAACATCAGCATTGAAAAATATCTTCTCATAGGTGACAAGATGCAAAGAATACCAGTTACACAGTCGCCATACCAAGAGCAGACTTTTGAGTTTAACGGTAGAAAAATCCGCTTAACGTTGAGATTTAATAGTGTAGGCAATTTCTGGGTGATGGATGTCTATGAGCCTGTCACTCAGCGACAAATCTGTCAAGGTCAGGCGTTAGCTTGCGGAGTACCTATTTTATTACGTTCAGTTCAGCCTTACTTCTTCTATATGGAAGATGAAAGCGGTGCGGATTTAGATGTTATGACTGCAAACGACTTAGGCACAAGATGTTTTCTGTATATCGGGGCTAAATGATGAAACAGTTCGGCAGACAATGGAAACTAGATATTAGCAACGAACAAGAAACGCTAAGCATCACACAGTTAAGGGTGGCATTTGAGATTGATAAAACAATCAACGAAAAGCCAAATCCGGCAAAAATCCAAGTTTGGAACTTAAACCGAGACCATATCAACCAATTATTAAGCCAAGATTACAAGAAAGCATCCTTGTCAGTAGGTTATAACGAACTAAGACAGATTTATTCAGGCGATATTACAAAAGTTAGAATTCAGCGAGACGGATTAGACTTTGTTTTAACGCTTGAATGTTCTGATGGACACGTAGCCTATACACAATCAAGAGCTAAGACAACTCTTAAAGCTGGAGCGACTGACAAGCAAATAGTCGAAGAAATACAAAAGACCATGCCTAAAGTCCAAGCCGGAGCCATGGATATTCCTAATCAGCGTAAATTGCCACGAGGAAAAGTATTAAATGGCAATAGCCGAGATATTTTAACCAAAGTGGCAAGAAATAACGGTGCGGATTGGTCAATTCAAGATGGCTCTTTAATCTTTCTGCCGAAAGACAAGGTATTAAATGATGAGGCTGTTTTAATCTCACAAGATACTGGAATGATTAATGCGCCAGAGCAAACCGATGACGGATTAGAAATAACCTGCCTGCTTAATCCTGCGTTACAGATTGGCGGCTTAGTGAAAGTTGAGTCAATTATTGAATACTTTAACGGTGAGTATAAGGTGATAAAACTTGCTCATTCAGGTGATGGGTTGGGTGGCGATTGGCAAAGCAAAATGACAGTTGTTGGCGGGAAATTCCAAAAGGTTGAAAGCGAGAATAGCAATTCAAAATCTGATACGAAAGGCAAGGATAAGAAGAAATGAACTACCAACAATCACTAGCCACTCCAGAAACCGCAACAGACCAGCAAATTCAACAAAATCAGTTAAATCTACACACCGCACTACCTGCCAAGGTTGTAAGCTTTGATTCAAGCAAACAAACAGTAACACTTGCAGTACAGGTAAAAATGCAACTGGCAGACGGTAACGGTGCGGATATTCCTCCATTGGTGGATGTGCCTGTTAGCTTTCCTAGAGGTGGTGGATTTGCTGTTACATTCCCATTGAAAGTAGGTGATGAGGGTATAGCGATATTCTCTGAACGCTGCATAGATGGGTGGTGGCAAAATGGCAACGCCTCAACACCTTTAGATTTTAGGCTTCATGACTTATCCGATGCAATGTTTATTCCGGGTGTTTGCTCTGTTCCAAAAGCTATCAAAGGTTTTTTTTATGATGGGCTTTCAATGCAAACGCTAGACGGTGAAACATACATTAGGATAAAGAATGGCACAATCCAAATCAAAGGGAACATTGAGCATAATGGCGATACAACCCAAACAGGCTCACATAGTTCTACTGGATTAATTTCAAGTGATACTGATGTTTCCGCTGGTGGAATTTCAGGTAAAACACACAAACACGCTGGCGATAGTGGCGGTAAAACAGGAGCTCCAGAATGACGGTAAAAGTTAGACGATTGGATAAAAATCATGACTGGACTTTTGGGCAAGGTTTCGCAAATTACGCTATCGAGTCAGAGGCGATTGCTCAAAATGTTCAGACTAGACTTTGGTCATTTACGAATGACTGGTTTTTAGATTTAGAACACGGTTTGCCATGGCTTGAGCAGATGGGGCGAAACATTGATTTAGGTGATTGGGAAATCAGGATTAAAAAACACGTTTTAAAAACTGACGGAGTTTCCAGGATTACCAGTTATGAGTCGAATTTAGATCCAAATACACGAAAATTAGTAATTGATATTACATACCAAGACATTTACGGAGCAGAAAACTCCGCTAGTTATCGTTCATAAGGGGCATTATGGCAACACTAACAGAAACAGGCATCCAAATTGAACGCTTAAACGACATTGTAAAGCGTTTTGAAGATGGCTTTAAGCAAATCTACGGTCAGAATATTGACCTATCGCCAAACACGCCAGATGGTCAAATGGTGGGTATTTTAGCTCAGATTAAAATGGATATTGAGGAGCTTGCCGAGAATGTTTATCGACAATTAGACCCTGATGTAGCAACTGGAGCGTGGTTAGAGCAGCGAGTAGCTTATGCTGGTTTAATGCGAAGAGGTGCGAGTTACAGCTATTTACGCTCAGTTATTCTTACTGGTGAACCTAACACTCAGCTTTACGCTGGAATTGTTGTATCAGACCAAAATAAGGTTCGCTGGGTGCTAACAACAGATATTCAATTAGATAGCAACGGTTCAGGTAGAGCAGACTTTAGAAGTGAGCAATTAGGCAGCTTTAACCTTGCCAAAAACACAACCTTGACCATTGAAACGGTAACGCTTGGATTAACTAATGCGGTTACTTTTGAAAATGCAGAAGTTGGTGTGGAAGAAGAAACCGACACGCAATTAAGAGAGCGTTTTCTATTTAGCCGAACTAAAAACGCACAGAATTCAGCCGAGGCAATCACTGCAAAAATAGCGGCATTGCCAGATGTTAAACAGGTTAGAGTGCTAGAAAATAACACCGCTCAACGTGATGCGTTAGGTGTAGAACCGCACTCCATTGATGTCATTGTTTATGGTGGTAATGATGAAGAAATCGCTAATGTCATCTATCAAAACAAAGGGGCTGGCGTAGGGTTACAGGGTAATACACTAACAAATCTTAAGAAAGACGGTGAAACTAGACCGATTAGATTTGATAAAGTCTCAATGATTGACATTCAAGTATCAATGCGATGCGTGCGTTATGAAGATTTTACAGAGATTGACAAAGAGCAGATTAAAAAACTCTTAGCTAATCAATCATTTAAGATAGGGCAAACTGTTTCCTTGTCTCGCTTGTACTCTCCAATCAACCAAGTGGGCGGTTTCTGGGTTAAAGAATTAAAAATAGCACGGAAAGGCCAGCAATTAAAAGCCGAGAACGTGACATTGCAGCCGAGAGACTTGGCAAGAATAATGGAAAGCGACATCGAAATTGAGGTGGAATAATGGCTTATTCAGATTTGCTTATATGGCAGTATCAAGGCAAGCCTAAAGCTCTAGCCACAATCAAAATGATTGAAGATGAATTTGCTCAAAGTTTTATTGATTTATATCAAATTCAAGATGTTTTAAGTATTGAAACAGCAACGGGCGACCAATTGGATTTAGTCGGGAAACACGTTGGGCAATCAAGAATTGTTAATGGCTATACATTGAGACAGTTTTTCGGATTTAAAAATGCGAAAAATGCACTTGGATT